CTACGCATAAGCGAGTACCTCAATCTCTGCTTTAATATCTACCAAGGCTTGTAGCTGCTCTTGATCTATCTGACTTACTTTATTGTTTGTCGCTTGCTTTAGAACTTTTCTTACTTTCGGCACGTACCAGTCAGTAAACGCATCGATCATTTCCAGTTCAACAACACTTAATAACAGTCGGCAATGTTTATCCCCTTGGCCATCTGATAAACCATTTATATTCTGTTCTAGATGTGATTTAATGCCGTCATACTGTTCTAGTAAGTGCTTATTACCTGCCTTTTTAAAAGTGCGTTTTACGTTCCGCCTCGACATACTCATACTTAACAAAAGAACAGCAGCATGACTTTGTTTAATGATCAAGTCCATTTACTCACACCCTTTTATCAATTTGAGGATAATAAACACAATACCTACGATCATAGTTATTGAAGTAGCTACTAACCTCAAATTCTATCTCTCTTGTTTTGTGATCAATGACGGTCATTAGGTTAATAATCTGACTATATTCTATGTCACTGAAATCTTCGTTTAGGTACTTCTGTTGAACTGTTTTTAAAAGTAACTTTGAAAATCGCTTTAACACTCGACTGTCACTTTGTATCTTTTCAGCTAATGTCTGGTTCATGACCAACCTCCTCAATTAAATAATCCCTCAGCTTATTAAGCTCACCTTTGGTAAGCTCGTGTGGTCTGAGCATAAAGAATGATTTACGTCCGATCTTTACTTTGCGATCTACACCGTAATTCTTTGCTCGCTGCCAATGCATGCAGCTGTAGGGTAATAATAAAAAGCCATTCCGCCTTGCCAAGTCCTCAGCTACTTCTAACGTTTGATAGTAGCTGAAAGCTTGTACTTTTTTAGCGTATGCAACAATGTTTAATGTCTCTGGATATAAGTATGGTAGGGTTCGAGGATCTTTCTTTTTATAATCACGAGGTACTAATGATAGGTTGCTTAGATCCACGTTTTGTTTTCCCCCTTGCTTCATTATGAATTTGATCTAATGTCTCAAAGAAATCTCTTCCTTCACGTTCAGTGCTAGGCAATGGAAAACCTTGCACCATGTTATATGTGTCGTAAAGGTTCAGCTTAAAAATACGCTTAGCCTTCCACATTGGAATGAATTGTGTATGCATGAACTGTTTCGTTTGATAGTCCATAAAGTGGAGCTGAAAGCCACGATCACCCATTTTTCTAACGGTTATCAGAATCTCAACAATTTGCCTAATGCGACTATCGACATTGTTAATGCTAGGACTACAATACATTTGTACCGACTGCATTTTCCTTGTAAACATCAATACCTCTGTCGCTACTGTTGAGCCGTACTTGCTCCACTTTCTGTTACTAAAAGCCATCTGTGACTCATCCCAGCAGCATATAGAGCCTTGTGCTGCGGCTACCTTATACCAATCGGTGTAATGGGTCATCGGATAGCTGTCGGCAAGCTCATAGTTTGAAAAAAGCGCAACCTGACCACCGTTACGCTCTGTCTTCTCCTTCCAGTAGTGCGCCAGTAAGCTCATTAAGAATGTTTTTCCCGATCCTAATGCCCCCTGGATAAAAAGATGATGTGCCATTATCTTTTACCTCCCTTATCGCCAGGAGCCATTACAATTGGCTTCGGTGGTTTAGGGATTAATGCTTCGATTGTGTCGAGGTAATAATCAGGGTTAGCAACATCTGTTTTCCCCTGCTTCGTAATATAGTCATAAATCTCTTTGTATGGATTTTTGTCAGGGTATAGGTACTTGTTTTCACCCAACCTTTTCAAAAAAATTAATGCCTGCATTTGTGGCTCTCGAAGTGATTGTGATTTACTGGTCATTTCCTCAAGTACTTGCTTCACATCTGAAATATGAGCAACCTGTGGAAATAGATCATCCGATATGACGCTTTGTAGTTTATCGGCATTATGCATACCTTGCTGCATGTCCGTATTCTGCATTTACTGAGTTATCCCCTTTCTCTTCAAAGTTAATTGCATCTGACAGCTTACATATACTGCTATGAAATAAAGATCATTGCGATAAATGCAACAAATAGGAGTCCGAACAATAGTAGCTTGGTCATATCCATTGTGTTAGGCGGTTCTGGCGGACGATAGCTTGTGATTTGAGTGAGGACGATTTTTTGCTCCAGCTGCGCTAATCGTTCCACCTCTTCAATTGATCGGGAAGGTGCTCGGTAAAAAAAGTGTCTGCCCTCTTTACCCACAGTGATCTCACAATTTTGCAACGGCACTTTATAATTGCCATTAACCGTTACCGATTCTTTATCTAGGCTCGTCACAACCTTTATGTCTGACGTTTTCTTTTCATCATCAAAGACAATGAGCAGATCGGTCGTTTCATTTGCGTATTCCTCATCTGTCTTTTTATTTAATAAGCCCACTCAGCTTGTCCCCCTTCTTTTTCTTGACTGACCGTTGGATAACCTTCCATGCTAGATAAACGACTGTTGCAACACCTAAGCTTGCTCCAGCTCCTAACACGTACATATAGACAAAAGCATCAACCATTTCCTTTCCCTCCCTTTCGTTTTTTTCTAAATGTATTGATTTTCTCAATCGCTAAGTAACTACCGACAACCACATTCGCTAATAAAAGAAACCCTAAAATATGATAAATCGCTTCTAAATGTATTGGCGCTACTACCACCAGTGCACCCCCTCTTTAATGGCGTAATATAACCGCATTGTTGAACGAAATGTTAAAAGTGTACCTAACAGCACTGTCGAAGCTAAAGCAGAGGTGATCACCATTTGCCATTCACTAGGTAGATCACCAAACACGCTAAAGTACTGCCCTAAATTAATCCCTTGCGCCATCACCAATCGCACACTTTGTAGTCTTTCAATCGCTAAATCTAAAAATGAAATCGGCGGTTGAAAAATCGAATCGATGAATTGGCGAATGGTCTCATAAACGTTAAACATGCTAGCTCCCTCCTACTCGAATAGAAGAAATCAGTTTCATTGCTGAGATTGCGGTAATAAACCAGAGCGCAAACGATAGAATATAAGCAATTGGAGAGAGCTGCATGGGTTCCAGGGCATCAAACAACTGACCAATCGTTTCACTATAGCCATGACCACCTGATCCTCTTGGTGAATACGCTAGACTTGCTAACGTATTACCGAACCCGACAATTAATGACCATAATATTTGCGCTGCTTCTAGCAAAACCTGAAACAATCTTATAGCTAGAACACCGATCATATAAAGCAAGTAGAGCAACCCTCTAATCACATCAAAAATCACATTGACAAAGCCTAAAAACAGATCAATAAAAAACTGAAAGAATGAGCCGATTCCTGATAAGATCCACTCCCCTACAGACCAAAGCAGATCAAATAAGTTCCCAAATGCTCGTGTAATAATTCCCATTAACGATACTTCCTCTTGTCAAATGCATCATAGATCAAGTCAATTAACCGATCAGCAAATAGTGTTAGCATCATTAAGAAAAGAAAAGGTGCAACATAGAGCATGTGCCCACTAAATACAACTTCAATTACTATGTTCAATAACGCCATATTCACGCTTACACCCTCCCTTGTCTTGGTTCTCTACGCTGTCTCGACCCTATTCTTCCTTCTCGTGGTGCTCGCCCAGAGCCAATTGAATGTGATCGCTCCACTTGTCGCATTGCCCTCGCCTGTGCTTTTTCCTCTCGCACCGAGAAATTAGCTTGAGCTTGCCCCTCTCTGTCAGCTGAACTTCTATTTTTAATAGATCTACGAATGAGCTGAACAACTTTTGGAGCAAAAATAAACGCTAACCCTAGTAGCACAAACGATCCAATTAACATCAACAAACCATTAGTTGTTGTGACAAGATCAACAACCGTAAAAGGAACTTCTGCATTGCCTTGATCAGAATCAATAGGTGGCGATTCTTCGCCATTTTCCCCAATCGTCTGAATACTCACGAGCGGTCTTCCTAAAGAACTGTAGCGCATATCAGCTGCTGGAATCGTAAAAGCATGATCAGAGGCAGGTACAGTTACATATTCCCTACCATCTACTAAAATCCTAACTTGGCCCGTTTCAGGTTGTTGCCAAGTGACAAGGTAATCACCGTTTGGTAGCTCTTCGTAGTCATCACCATCAAGATCTGGTGCAGGCATTAAGCCAGTTGTTGCCTGCACGATAACACCTTGACTTTCTACTCCTGCGTACTCTGTCGTGAGCTTGTACTCATATGAGCTATTCTCTTCTACCGATAGATCATTAAAGTATGTGCCATTGGTCTCAAACAGTGGCGCAAAATCCTCGCTTGCGTTGACGATCATAGGCTTAAGAAAATCTAGCATACTTATTTCTTGTTCGGTGGTTGTTCTTCGATAAATGTTGACGTGATCAACGTAACCACTGCTAGGCATACTCCAAGATAGATCGACCCGATCATGACTTGCTTCTACCTCTACATTCACAATTTCTTCTATCTCTGGAATAGGTGCTGTTGTTACATTAACGTTTGCGTCCCCTGATTCGTAACCCTCTGTACTCACACTCACAAAATTGAAATCATAATTTGTTTCTGGTGCGAGTCCTCTCGCTGTGTAAATACCTTGATTTAATTCATCTGGCGCTATATCGTCCACTAGACTTCCATTTTGATAGACTTTGATTCTTTCGGTTATATCATCAATATTGCTGATATTGAAATCAATTTCGTTATGTCCAGCTCTATGGATGTCCACATTGACAGCTGAGGGTAGAGTGATGTTGTTACTACTTGGCACTCCAAAAAAATCAACTTCTCTGATTCTTACAGATTGACCAGACTGTGCGGATGCAATATTTATCGATAAGACATTTTTAATGTCTACTTCATGGTACATATCGTGATCGAATCTATTGGGCTGAAGTCTCATACTCTCAACGGTTTCCTCTTGCTCGTTATAATATAGTACCTCTATATTTATGTGGCTATACGTGGCTGAGAAATTCATGATAAAGCCTGTAATATCCATGAGGTAGTTAAATTCAACTTTATTTTCTACCTGATATCCAATTCGCGGTGAAATAGTGTCCAAATCAAGATCATAAGCTTCTATCGGAAAATCATTTCTCTTTACAGATGTACCATCATGAAGAATCCCGTCTCCATACCACAAGTTTTCGTTTGCTCCTATCTCCATAAACGGCAGGAAGGCAGACAACAAAATGGTTAGTGTTAAAATTTTAATCATTCATCCGACCTCCTTCCTGGTATCGGGGCTGCTCCGTTGTCTCTACCTGGCATTGGTGCTGTTTCATTCCCTGCCCCTGGAATCGGTACTGTTCCACCATCACTACCGGGGATTGGCGCTACACCTCCCCCATCGCCAGGTACTGGTGCTTGATTATCTCTATCTCCTGGTATCGGGGCTGTTGTCCCATCTCCATCTCCTGGGCTTGGTGCGAAGTTATCACCTTCGTCTGGTGCTTCTGGCGCCATGTTCTCTTGCTCATTCGGGCTTGGTGCTGTTCCCTCAACGTCTGGCGGTGTTGGTGCTATATTCTCCTGTTCCTCTGGTGCTCCAGGCGCTAGATTATCGCTCTCATCTGGATTGGGTGCTGTACCTCCCACATCTGGTGGACTTGGGGCAATATTTTCTTGTTCCTCCGGTGCAGCAGGTGCTTCCGCATCCACTTCTGGAACTTCTGGTGCAATCATGTCACCTTCATCAGGAATATTGTCTTTAAACTCATCCTGACTAGGAAGACTGCCAATTGGATCTAAAATGTCAAAGCCACCCGTCGGATCTTCCCTTACTTCTATTTCCTCAGCTCCCCCTCTAATATCATCAGCGCTAAATCCTGCATCATCTAATCCCGAAGGCAGCTGCCCTCTTGGCGCATCGATCTCACCAGTAAGATTATGATTAAAAGCTGGTGCAGATGGTGGATTGGGGGCATGTCCTAAAAGATCACCCAAGTCACTAATAAATCTAGGCACTATTGTGTCCCGAAACGTATTCGCTACCTGCTGCCAATTTGGTGGAGAAGGAATCGCATTAATAATGTCGTCAATTCGATCCATGTAATCAGACCAACCAGGGGTATTAAAGATACAGCCGCAATCATTCCCTGATCCCCCACCATCATCGCCACCATTATTGCTGCTACAGCCGTCAAACTGTACTTCATTACCGCTGCTGGTGCGTGCATAAGAAATACAGACTTCTCCACCATCATTGGAAATTAAGCGAATTGCAGTTGTGCTTGCGGGCGGTGTTACGCTTCCCGAGCCATTAGATAAGCCTTGTGAACTGATAAAACTAGCCGAATCATCAATCGTACGGTAAAAATTCATTTGGGCTGAATTAGATGCACTAACATAACTAATTGTGGTAAAGGTTCTAACCCCGTTATAGAGATCTGCCCATAAATATTGACTTTCATCTGTGGTACCGAAATAGGGATGATTCTGCGCCATTAAAACTTGTGAGCTAATCAAGAACACGCACAAAGTAGCAATTAATGTTTTCTTAATCATAATGTCCTCCTATAAAAAAAATCCGAGTGGGTAGCTTTACACTACCTACCCGGATCTTTTCAGCTCCCTTATGCCTTACCACGATTAGAAAATGCTTGGCGAATAAGTGCAATGATTTTTGGTGCGAACATAAATGCAAGACCAAGTAAAACGAATGTTGATACTAGACCAATTAATTCAAACCCTGACTCAACTAAATCTGCAACTGTAAATGGTAATGATACGCCTTCAAACATGTTATTTCCTCCCCTAATAGTTAGTTAACCTTTAAATTTTTATAATATAGGCAAAGCCTATTATTAATATTCTCGGTACTCATAATCCTGCTCATCATCAGTATTTGCTTTTTTAAAAGCGTTAATGATAATAGGGATTAAAAAGCCAACTGCTGCAACGGCTGCGGCTAACATCACCCCTGGTCCAGCCGTTTCAAGTAACATTCTCACATAACCCCAAAACTCAAGCATGTTCTCCTGTGTCCAAAAATTCATTCTCATGCTAACTGCGCCCTTCTCTAACCGCTTTTATCACGACAGTTAATAGCATACCAACAGCGATAATTGCTACAATGATCATTAAGAATGAAGCAACAGTTCTTAAAATGAAGCCAAACGTGTCCCAAAAAAACGACCAATCCCACACACCTGATAAATTCAATTCCTTCACCCCTTACAGTTTTGTTTTATGATAAATCTCAATGACTGTAAGTATAATTGCGATGCCTACTGACCAGCTAAGTAAAACAGCCATTATATCGGGGTTCCCTATAAACGCTTTGAAGGCTTCTGCCATCAGACCGCCTATCTCCATTTATTAGTGCCCCTCTCAATAGCCGTCATAATCAATTGTGTGAGTGGGAAAGTAAATAAGCTTGCTGAGATAAAAACAACGTAGACAAGAGCTATCTCTGTTTTGGTAAAGTCAACAACCTCATACAACGCTTTTCCTCCTAATCACCGAGCTAATCAGCATGAAAATTATAATGGCAAACAAGGCAGTTACGATAAGCAAATCACCTAGCGTGATCTCATGAATGATATGCAGCTCCCCACTATCCGTAACAATCCTTGTCATTTCTCGTGGATCAACAGGTACAACTACCGTTTCACCATGCATTCAATCACCCCTGCACTTGCTTGTTAACTCTAGTTTAACGAGCTGAAAAACATTTGTGTATCCCAAAACGGGGTGTTGGTATGCCAAAACACCAAAATAAAAACAATGGCATAACAGCCACTGTTTTAAAAGTCATTAATATTTTCAACCCTATATTCTTCTAAATAGAAAATTAATTTATTAATTAACATTTTTTTATCAAAAATATCAAAAAAGATAACGGGAATTATGTATTGTCCGAACATAGATAATGCAATAACTACTATAGAAGTAAATACTAAAATAATAAAGTTCTCTATATTAGCACCAAAATTTACAGTAAAAACTGCCCAAACAGGAACTAAAACAGCACTTACTGTTTTCTCAATCTTAAAAGTTTTACTAAACCAATTCTGGCTGTCTTTTTTAATGAATTCAAAAATATATTCATACCTTTTTTCTTTCTTCAAAATATACCTATTAAAAATATTTTCTTTTACAATTTCATACAAATCACTTTCATCGGCATACGTAAAGAACATCCTTTTGTATATCATTGGTTCAAAAACAATAAAAAGTATTAGTAGAATCATAGTTATCATAATTAGTGCGTTAAAATAAGAGCTATCCTCAATATTTTCTATGTAGACTCTTACTAATGCAAAAATATAAGTAAAATAAACACATAAAAAGAAAATGAATAACCTCCGATAATTTTTGAAATTATGATGGTTTCTAACGTGTAATTTTACGGTTTTAAAAAAATCTCTCTTTAAATTCGTTATGATCATTGCACCTTCAGTCTTGTTACGCATAATAATCCTCTCCTCTTTTTTAAAAATTATAACAAAAAAATACTTATAGTGCTTTTGAAAATTATAAAACCGTGCAAATTTAAATATATATCTTATATTTAAACACTGCACGGTTTGCACCTAAAACTATTCAATTTAAATCCTTACTACTCACGGCATTCATCAAACCCTTTGGAAGTACTTTTCGATCACATTTCTTCTCAATTTGGCTATCACTCTTTTCCTCTACCTCCTGAACCCCCGAACCGCCCATGCCCACTTTCATATTACCTTTCACATACAATCTTAATAGTGTTTTGATAAAGCCTGCCATATTATCGCATTGCTCAAGGAATTGATAGACTTCTGGATCATTTGTTTCCTTTACGACTAACTCTACCCTTTTACGCTTCATTCGGCTGCATCACTTTCCTGTTGCTGTTGCAACGCTCTTAAATATTTGAAATAGCCTCGAACTGTTGCTGTCTCTGAATCCTCCACTAGATAGGAGTTTTTAAAAACCTGCTTTAATTCATCACTGTTTAGCACATTTGGACCGCCACCAGTGAACAGCGCTGTATCTATTTGTGATTTATCCTTCAGCGTGGTGTTGATCGTATTAATTACCTCACGGGTATATATTTTCTGTGCTGTTAGGATGATCTCTGTTAGATCAATACACTCATTTTTATTAGGTTGATAGCTATAACCACTTTCACTGTTACCCCTTCGCACAATCTGTTCTATCTTGTACTCTGTTAACCCTCTAATCCCTTTTTGCTTAGCAAGGTTCTTTATTCGTTCAAAAAGATCATAAGCGCCATTATCTCTTTGTCCACTTTGTTTTTCATCAAGGTTTAAACTTTTCAAAGTGTCAATCAGAAGTGTACCGCCGCCAATATCAACCACAACAACATTTTCGTCCAGAAAGGATTCATTTTCGATATAACCGTTGCTATCCAATAACTCATTGTAGATCGTGCCGATTGGCTGCTGGATAACGAAAACCTCTTTCACTCTAATATTTAAGCTCTCCCCATTTAGTCTAACGTTATGATCCCCTTTGATAGCTGTGATAATATCCCTAATTGCTTCGTCATGATAATCACTTGATGGTACACCTGTTGCCACAGTGCATTCAAGAATACTCATTTTTGCTGCTGGATAATCTTTAGCCAGATTGGCAAGTGAAAAGTCAACCAATAGCTTAAATTCATTTGTGCGGTAACGATTGTCAAAGCTAATTGTATCAATGTACTTATCCGTACTTACCTGAGCAATCTCTTTTCCCCATGCATAAGTAAAGTCAGGATCAATATTCGATTCGTAACTATCTATTAACCTTTGCTGTCCGATCAATGTAAGTGAGCTTCCTAGATCCTGCTTTAATAAATAATAGGATGGGAAAACATCACTTGTCTTTTCCGATACCATTTTTGTTTGCTTGTTACCAATATCTAATGCGAATTGTTCTATCATTTTTTATACTCCTTCTGTTTTACCGTTACATTAACGGTATTAATTCAACAAAAATCCCGTCAACCCGTTAATATAACGGTATAAATTATTTTCGTTTTACAAATTCTAAAATATCCTGCCGTTCTGCACATCTGATAACATATAGCTGTCCTTCAATATGAATAAGCTCAACGTCACCCTGTTCTAAGTTTTCTAACGTGCTTAATAACCAATCTATCTTGCATTGCTTATTGTTCATGCCTTCACCCCAAATACTCAAAAATATCTGTTTGCTCTGCGAATGATCGACCTGTTTTATGTATGCCAGTCTCTAAGGTGTTGATCCAGTCGGCAATATCCTGCCTTGTGCAGCCTTCCTTCACTAGTTCATTGGGTAGCTTGTCCCCTAACTGCCAGCTATACAATTGCTTGAGCGCTTTTTCGATCCTTCCAAATCTGAACACTGTTTTTGTGTTATTGCTATAGTTGGGACGTACACAGTACTTACGCACGTACAGGTACGTCTTTCCTTTGGCTTTAACACGTTCAAGATACAA